GCGCAGAAGTACCTTGCGAAGAAACATCCAGGAGGCCCACGATGAGCCCTGACGAGCCAAAGGAATATGCTCACGGTTGCGGAAGCCCGCAACAGTGTCAGATGGCTGAGGTCATGGCTGGTTATCAGGCCAGGTCCGCGGCCAAGGGCAAGCCAAGGGAAGACCTTCAGAACGAATTGGAAGGGCGCTCTCGAAGCTATATGGGACCTCAAGTCGAAAAGGCCACAAGGCATAGGAGACGATGATGCCTGACGAACCCAAGTACTATCATCATGGTTGCGGCTCGGCTGCCGACTGTAATCTGGAGGCTGTTAAGCAGGGCTATGACGCTCTTCGGAAAGGGCTGTCACACACTGCAGAAGGTGCCAAGCAAAGATCGCTGTCTGAGTTTGCGACTATGCGCGGTGATGTCGAGACCCCTCGTGCGGATAGCCCAAAGGGCGATTATGGACAATGAGGGAACTTCGCCGAAACCTTGATGCTCGTGTAATCGGGCTCAGAACCGACCGCTATAGTTGGTGGGTTCACTGGAGAGAACTTGCCGATTATATCCTCCCTCGGAGGTACAAATGGCTCGTGACCCCGAACCAGTGGAACCGCGGTTCCCCCTTGAACCAGTTTATCGTGGACTCGACTGGTACACTTGCTGCGAGGAACCTAGCATCTGGCATGATGGCAGGGATCACCTCCCCGACGAGACCCTGGTTTCGCTTAGGTATTCAAGGCTTCGAAGAAGCAGACGAGTCCTCTCCAATCAAGATTTGGCTGGAGGAAGTTCGGCTGCGGATGATGAAGGTCTTTCAGGAGTCTAATTACTATTCGGCGAAAGCAGTTCAGTTTTTTGATCTCGTAATCTTCGGTTCTGCGCCAATGCTTATCTACGAGGATTATGAGAATGTCATACGATGCTACAACCCTTGTGCTGGTGAGTATTACCTCGCTTCTTCTAATCGTCTTGCTATTGATAGCTTTTATCGTGAGTTCGTACTGACTGTGAAACAGGTCGTGCAAGAGTTCGGGGAGGAAAATGTCAGTCCTTCGGTACTGGCAAGCTGGAAGAGTGCGCGATCCAATTGGACTCGCGAGATTAAGGTCCTCCATGCTATCGAACCTAACATCGGAGACGAGGCTCAAGACGGCGTGCCTCGTTACTTCCCATACCGAGAGCTTTATTGGGAATGGGGCTCAGCCGATCAATATGTCCTCCGGGCTCGAGGGTTCTATGAAAATCCTGCATCCTGCCCTCGCTGGGACCTCGTATCAAATGACTCTTACGGTCGCAGCCCTGCGATGGATGCGCTGGGCGATATAAAGCAACTGCAGCAGGAGACGAAGCGTAAGGCCCAGGCTATTGATAAGATGGTTAATCCTCCGCTGCTCGCAGATGTGCAGTTGAAGAACCAACCAGCCTCCGTTCTTCCAGGCGGTATCACTTACGTCACGGCCCTTGATGCGAGCAAGGGCATGAGGCCAGTTTATGAGGTTCAGCCCCGCATTCAGGAAATGATGCTGGACATCAAAGAAATACAAGAGCGGATTAAGCAGATTTTCTTTAACGACTTGTTCTTGATGATCTCGCAGCTTGATACTGTTCGTACGGCAACTGAGATTGACGCCCGCAGGGAAGAAAAGCTTGTAATGCTTGGTCCGGTTCTTGAGCGGTTCGAGAACGAGAGCCTGAGCCCTGACATTGATCGAGTCTTTAATATCATGATGAGGGCTCGGCTATTGCCAGAGGCTCCATCAGAGATACAGGGAAAGGAAATCCAAGTTAACTACGTTTCGATGCTTGCTGAGGCCCAACGGGCAGCGAGCAGCGCGGGCATGGAGCGCCTGATGGCGCAGCTTGGAAACCTGTCAGCGGTTCGGCCTGAAGTCCTTGACAATATCGACTTCAACGAGTTCGCGCGGCAGTACGCTGATATCCTTCACGTTCCTCCGAAGCTCGTTGTGGATGCTGCGAAGGTCGAGCAAATCCAGAGGCAGCGTGCTCAGCAGATGCAGCAGCAACAGCAGCCTGCACAAGTCTCCGATCTTGCGAAGTCCGCGAAGGTGCTTTCTGATACTCAGGTTGGTGGTGGTCAGAATGCCCTTCAGCGGATGATGGGAGGCGTGTGATGGCAGATGAACCTAATGAGGTTGAATTTGACCTCGAAGCGGAAGAAGACCGACCTGAGGATATTGGAGATGCTAGAGATGTCTCCGCTCGTAAGAAGAGAGCGGCGGCGGCTAGGGAGGCCTACCTTGAGACCCTTCGCACACTTATGGGAGGACCTGTTGGCAGGGCTTTCATCTTTGAAATCCTCAGTCGCTGCCATCTGGGCCAGAACCTGTTCAACCGGGACGCCCTTATTATGGCGCATAATTGCGGTGAGCATAACATTGGTAATAGCCTGCTCATTGATATTTCTGTGGCTTGCCCTGACAGTTACATGGTGATGATGAAGGAGAACCAAAATGGCTGAGGAGCCTCTTGGCGCAACAGGCGGTACTGAGACGAAGGACCCTGTGCAGTTAGCGGCTAAGGCGTCTACTACTCCAGCACCTGCTGAGACTACACAAACTGCTGAACCCACAAAGACTGCAACTGAGACGGGGACTCCGCGCCATGCCGCAACCCTCCTCTCAACGAAACACGAGGACGCGACTCCCGCTGCTGCGGTCGGCGCTCCTGAGAACTACAGCGATTTTAAGTATCCTGACGGTATGGAAGGCTACAAAGGCGAGCAGCTCAACGCTGTCCACAGCCTCTTCAAGGAGGGCAACCTATCCCAGGAACTAGCTCAGAAATTCGTTGACTTCCACAACGGAGAACTAACCAAGGTGGCGAATAGCCATACCGAGGGTTGGAATGCAACTAACCAAGCGTGGAAAGATACGCTGAAGGCTGACAAGACAATTGGCTCAGGCACGGATAGCATCCTTAGGCCTGAGGTCTCGTCTGGTATCTCGAAGCTCATCGACTCCCACCTTGGTGGTGACGCGTTCAGGGTTGCAATGGAACAGACTGGCGCTGGCAATCATCCAGATGTCATCAGGGGCCTCTGGAAGATCGCTCAGAAGATGAACGAGGGAACTGCTGTGGAAGGTGGTCCTGCTCGTGAGGTCCAAAGACGTTCCATTGCTCAGCGAATGTATCCATCCCTAGTCCCAAAGGAGACATAGTATGGCAACTATCGGCAACCAGGTCTTGACCTTTGCCGACTGGGCCAAGAGAGTCGATGATGACTACCGCGTAGCGGCAATTGTCGAACTCCTGTCCCAGACGAACGAGATCATGGACGACATGCTAGTTATGGAGGCCAATCAACCGACTGGCCACAAGACTACAGTCAGAACTGGTCTCCCGGCAGCAACGTGGCGCTTGCTCAACTTCGGTATCCCGGTCGGCAAGTCTCACACCGCTCAGATCATCGACACGATCGGGAACCTCGAAAGCGAAAGCCAGATCGACATTGATCTCGCCGAGCTGAACGGCAACACGCCTGAGTTCCGGCTTTCGGAGGCTCGTGCCTTCCTCGAAGGCATGAACCAGCAAATGGCTCAGACGATCTTCTACGGCAACACCTTGGTCACGCCGGAGAGATTTACTGGCCTTGCACCCAGGTACAACACCATCACCCCTGCGAATGCCCAGACAGCGGCGAACGTCGTCAATGCTGGAGGTACCAGCACCGATAACACCTCGATCTGGATTTTGACCTGGGGTGCGGACACCACTCACGGCATTTTCCCGAAAGGGAAGATCGGTGGGCTGCAGCACGAGGACAAGGGAAAGTGGCGAGTCTTCGACTCGAACAATAACCCTTATTACGCGTATGTAGACCACTTCAAGTGGGAGTTGGGGCTCTGCGTACGGGACTGGCGCTTCAATGCCAGGATCGCTAACATCGACGTGTCGGACCTGCAAACGGCCTCGGCCGCCAACCTGATCAACGCAATGGTCAGGGCAATGTATCGCATTCCTGTGATGCCTGCCCAGGCTACCGCGATCCAGACCTCAGACTCGGACCGTGTTCAGGAGAGCATGGGTCGGGTTGTGATCTACGCTAACCGCGTGATCAGGACTTACTTCGATCTGCAGGCCATGAACAAGACCAACGTGCTGCTTCGGTTGGAGGAGTTCATGGGCAAGGTTGTGACTACCTTCAGGGGTATTCCGATCAGGACCTGCGATCAAATCCTCAACACTGAAGCAGCGCTGGTCTAAGGAGGCCCCATGATCCTCGATAGACAAAACAGGTTCTCCAGCCTGCAGTCTTTGATCTCAGGTGTGGCGGTACTTCCATCAACTGATATCATCGACCTACACCTGCTCACAGGTATCGCCTGGAACCCGCCAAGCCCTCTGGCTGCGGGTCAAGGCATTCGCGATATCGGCATCGGAGACACTCCGGCGCTGAAAGTCTACGCTGCCATCAATGGTGCTGTGACCGGCGCAGGCGCGAGCTTGCAGGTTCTGGCACAGGGTGCTCCGGATGACGGTACTGGCAATCCGGGCACTTGGACTACTTACGTGGCGGGTCCTACGATCGCTGTGGCACAGTTGATCGCAGGGGCAAGGCTGCTCGACATCGACTGGCCTCGTCCACCGGCAGGTATCAGCCTTCCTCGGTTCATTAGGCTGGCCTACAACATCACTGGCGCTGGCATCACAGCTGGAACCGTTGATGGCTACCTCGTCCTCGATCGGCAAGATCAGATCGTATCTGCGGCTGGCTATCAGTCCGGCTACGTCCCTGGCATTGTCGTGGCGAACTAGGAGGGACCAATGGCAGAAGAAGTGAAAGACCCGTTGGCTCCTGAGCCGCCGAAGATGAGTGGGAAGTCCTTTATCACGCTCGCCCCCTGGGTAGTGCCAGGGCCAAGTCCTGCCCTTGTTCAGGCCGGAACCTACGTCGGCGAGGGCACTCCCTATCCGGTCCCTGAGTCCCAGGAGCCAAAGGAGGGCAAGCCAAGTGTTCTCAAGGAGGCTCCGCTTCCTGAGGACTACGGCAAGCCGAAAGAGGAGGTGCCTCAGGATCAGGCAGCCAAGGCTACGCAAGCTGCGAGCCCTGGTACTGCCCCGCCTGAAGGCAAGCCCTTTTCAAGCGACGACAAGACCTACGAGCGTCCAGGCACAAGCCAAAGGCCAAGGCGCTGAGGCATCACAAGTAGGGAGGGGTTCCGGCCCCTCCTTCTCTGACGTTGTAGGGAGGATACGATGAAGTTCCGCCTTAAGTCCGCACACTACTTCGATGAGCTTGGACTCCTCTTGCCCGAGGATACGATCATCGAGACTGCTACTGTGGAGAAGCAGCCTGGAAGGCATGGCAAGACTATCGTGAAGAAACAAGGCAAAGTTACCCTCCCTCACGCTATCGTTGATAAGAACTACCCTGCCCGTCCAGGCATTCCACAGACTGCGACGGTCAGGGAACTCGAGTGTTCGTGGGCCGGTCCGCCTTCCATCGAGATGGAGGGTCTGGACGAGGAGTCGATCAAGGCCTGCGAGAAGCGCAAAGAGACTTATATGTCCATCAACGATCTGCCGATCGTGCCAACACAGGTGGTGTAGCATGTGGAAACTAGCTGCGCTTGCGCTGCTGCTGTTGCTTGGCTGCGAGCCAGCCAAGAGTCAGCCCTTCATAGGGCCAAGCCCTGTCATCTGCCAATCCTTCATCGCAGCGACTGCTGCTACTACAACGATGGTAAGAATTCTCCAGGCAGCGGCTGGCAAGGTCACCTATCTCTGTGGCTGGAATGCCAGTGATAGTGGTGCGGGCGCTGGAGCCTTCACGCTGTCCTACGGGACAGGAACCAACTGCGCAACTGGTACAGTCCAGATCGGTAGCACTATCGCTCTCGCCGCTAACGGCTTTGCAGCCGATCATCGAACCTACGCTTGGGCTGCCTTGCCTGTAGGTGCTGATGTCTGTTGGACTGTGACAGGTACAGGCCAGATCGGTCTTACCCTCTACTACGGACAGTATGGCCCATGAATATCTACGACAATGTTAAAGGCAATCCTATACGGATGCGTAGGTCTTACGCAGGGCCTACGCTTGGCTGGATCGAAGTACCTGAGTTTCAGGACAAGATCTTAACTGCCCTGAACCAGCCAACGTACAGGATACAGCCTTGGGACTCGGTGCTGCTCCTCCGAATGGGCCTCGGAGGCAATCTGCAGATTTTCCTTCCGCCGTCAAAGCGCTGGTTCAATAAGGATTATGGGGCTTTCTCTATTTACATTAAGGACATTTTTGGGATCATCAACTCTACGACCAATGCAGTTCATATCACAGTTGACCCTGAAGGCGGACCATCCGAGGATATCGACGGCATCGACACCTACACTATGATCTCACCTTACGCCAGTATAATGCTGCGACCAAGGAGTGACCTCCGTGGATGGTATAGCCTCTAGCAGTATAGGCAATCCTGCACAGCATGGAGTGCTGGTAAGCGCTGGGCCTGGAACCATTGGAGCCAACTCAATCGTTCCGGGAACAGCCGGATACGTGCTGACGAGCACTGGTCCGAACTCGGACCCGGTCTGGACTTTGTTCTCAGGTGGCAGCGGTGGCATTCCTGAGGCTCCTAATGACACTCACGTCTATGGTCGAGGGCAGCAAAGCTGGCTGCCACTTGACAGCTATTTCTTCTCAATCAATGGAGGAACTGTTTTCGGCACAACTGCTATCCATTCACCCGCGCCAGCCCTAGTCCTTATTCCAACTGGAGACGTTCAACCAGTTGTGCTTTCTGGTACGGACGAGAACCAAGTCAGCCGCTGGGCTATCTTCCTGAACGACGGCTCAGCAGAAACTGGTGGAAATACTGGTAGTAATTTTGCTATTGCTCGTTATACTGATGCTGGTGCTTTCGTAGATGCTCCACTTGCCATTAACAGGCAAACTGGCGTAACGACCTTCAATCAAAACGTGAGTATGACTGCGGTAGGGCCTACATTGCCAACTCAGCTGGCAACTAAGAAGTATGTTGACGATACCGTAGCTGCTGGTTCGTTTCTTCCTCTAACAGGTGGAACGATCACTGGTGATCTTGTCATCTCAGCCCCTAACCCCGCCCTTCGATTGAACAGCACT